TAGTAAACCATCAAGTATTCCATCAAAAGTTAGAAAAGTTTTTAAAGGCAGAATCCCCTAATTATAGTATAGAAGATACCAAGTCAGCATCTGAATATACTGTTTATAATAGGGCTTACCATTATATCAAAAAGATAGATTTAGAAGACAGAAACCATTTAGAAGCAATAATGGATTTTAAAAAAGAAGAACTTATTGATTCACTTAATAGAGCAATTAGTTATTTTGAAACAGAAGAAGCATATGAAAAATGTGCATTCTTAATGAAGGTAAAAGTATTTAAAAAAGATATTGAAAATTCCGTGCCATTGTAAAATCTTTCCATTATCTTGGACGTACAGGGTTTAGGAAAAAATGGGAATTAAAACAAAGGCACCAGGGGGTAAAGGGATTAAACGTTACAAATATAAATAAATAATAAAAGTTATGAAATTGACAGCAGAACAAATCCAATCGAATTGGGAAACATTCAACAACAACATCAGTGTACACATTACAGGTGACCGTAAACAAAAATTATTAGACTTCTATAAAAAATATGAAGAACGAATAATATTAATGCCCGCATCACATAAAAAAGAATACCACTCAGCATTTCCAGGCGGATATGTTGATCATGTAAATAGAGTTGTTGATGCATCTTTAAAAATGTATGATGTTTGGAAGGAATTTGGAATGGATACTTCTACATTTACTATTGAAGAATTAATATTTTCTGCTATTAACCATGATTTAGGTAAAATGGGCGACTCAGAACATGAATCTTATATTCCTCAGACTGATCAGTGGAGACGAGATAAATTAGGCGAAGAATATATGCATAATAAGAAAATTGCATTTGCAGCTGTTCCAGATCGTGGGTTATTTTTACTACAATCACATGATATCAAATATACATTTAATGAAATGTTAGCTATCCAGACACATGATGGTTTATATGATTCGGCTAATGAGAAATATTTAAAATCATTTATGCCCGAAACAAAACCTCGTACATCTTTACCATTCATTTTGCATCAAGCTGATATGATGGCTGCACGTATTGAATTTGAAATTGAATGGCTTCCAAAATTTTCTAAAGATAGCGTGGCTACCACAAAGAAGTCATTTACATTGTCGACGAATAAGAAATCAAGTTCTAAATCTAAGGCATTAAACACAGTTTCTAGTCCAGGATTAAAGAATATGTTAGATAGTTTATAAAATAAAAATAATGTCAATAACAGCAATTATTATAATTTCAATATTAAGTTTATTAGTAGTAATATTTATGTATACTTCATGGAACTTACTACGTAAATTTGAAAAGCAAGAAGACATTATTACACAATATGATGACTATATAACAGAATTTAATAAACAAATCGAATTCACAGACGAACGTCTTAAAAAAATTGATGAAAAAGGTACGTTTAAAAGTGATGATGAGATTGGTTGGTTTTTTGAACAAATAAAGGTAATACAAGATGGTATATCAAGGTTTAAAATCAACTAATGGTAAGAAAAAGAAGAAAAAAGAGTAAAAATTATTTTACTCAGGATACGGAAAACGCTATTGTACTTTACAATAACACACCAGATTCTGAGATTAGATCCAAAATTTACGAGCGCGAAATTCATTACGCGTTTTTTAAGCTAACACAAAACATTATTCACACATTTAAGTTCTACCATACAGAGGTTGAGAATTTAGAACACCTCCAACATGAGATAATAACCTTTTTATTATCAAAAATTCATTTATTTGACCCAACAAGAGGAGCTAAAGCTTACTCTTATTTTGGTACTATAGTTAAACGTTGGTTAATATTATATAACACTAAAAACTATAATAAAAAAATTAAAAAGGTTGAAGTTGATGTATTAATGGGTGAAAAATCAACACATACTTACAGTATGGGTGATGGAGCAGCTAAAGATGATTTAAGTAAGTATATAGAATTATTTGTAGAACACACTACAGAAAATATTTTTGAATTATTTCCAAAGAAAAATGATGCTCAAATAGCAGATGCTATACTTGAGTTGTTTAGAAAAAGAGAAACTATTGAAGTTTTTAATAAAAAAGCACTTTATATCTATATTAGAGAAATTATTGATGTAAAAACCCCAAAAATAACTAAAATAGCAGATAAACTTCATGATATTTTTAAAAGTCAATATATCTTTTATTTAGAAAACGGTTGGTGTAAGTTTTAAGTTTATCCTATATCCATATTTATAATAAAAACACTATGGGATCACTAGACAATATTGTATTTAAGAAAAAAAAGTTTTCGGACATACTAAGTGAGATTTACGATAATCAAAAGAAAAAAGAAACCCAAATTTCAGGTTTAATATCAGAACTAAAACCATTAATTAATGATATTGGTGATGCAACTTTAATTGTACCACTTATTAAAGAATATATGGAAATTGGTATTCGTAACGATGAACAATTAATTAAAATGGCTACTATAGTACAGCGTGCGATTAATAATAGTAGCAGCGATGATTCATTGGGTATTACCGAAGCCGAAAAAGAAGAATTAATGGCTGAATTAGATAAATTAAACACAACTTATACTGAAAGTAAAGAAAAATAATGTCTGTAACAGGTTTAGCTTATTTAAATAGAACTCTTACTGGAGGTTCTAATAATTCAGATAGTACTATTGAAGATTTAAAAAATAATTTAATAGTAGCTAGGGTTATCGATATCTCTTTAAACTCAGACTCAAAATTATTTAAACAAGGTGGGTGGGGTGCTATTGGTACAATTAAATATGAAATATTAGATCAACCTACAAGTACAGTTGATGATCCTTCTAATACTGCAAAACCCTTATACCCACAATTTAAAAATTTTCCACTAGTAAATGAATTAGTACTTTTATTTAAATTACCATCCACAGAAAACCCAGGAGCTGCAGGCAATTATGAATATTATTATTTAAATCCAATTGGTATTTGGAATCATCCTGAACAGAATGGTTATCCATCATACTTAGTAAATACTAACTCACCATCTCAGACTAAATCTTATGATAGTATTCAAGCGGGTGCTACAAATAAAGAAAACAATGAAGAATTTGAACTTGATCTTAATGGTCAGAGTGGGGGAAAATTTGTAGAAAACGGAAATGTTAAACCTATTTTACCATTTGCAGGTGATAATATAATTGAAGGTAGATTTAGTAATACAATTCGTTTAGGTAGTACAACAACGGTTGATGGTGATATTGTTAATAATTGGTCTTCAATAGGAAAACAAGGGAGCCCTATTATGGTATTAAAAAATGGTCAACCCAAAATTACAGGAAGTAATGAATCATGGGTTCCAATAGTTGAAAGTATAAATGATGACCCAACATCAATATATTTAACTTCAACTCAACGTGTACCTTTAGAAATAGCAACATTAAATTTAGCAGTAGGAGAATCTGCAACTGTACCTTTAAATAATATTATATCAAAAACACCTATAGACCCTAGACAATATAGTGGGTCACAGGTAATGGTTAATTCTAATAGATTAATTTTTAATTCTAAAGAAGATAATATTATAATGTCTGCTCAAAAATCAATAATAGGGGAATCTAATGAAGATATAGGATTTAACTCTAGAGAAAAAAATGTTAATTTAAGCAGCGAAAGAGGATACATTAATTTAGGTGGAAATGAAGCCAATGAATCCTTAGTATTAGGTGATACTTTTATGAAATCATTTTCTAGTTTATTAAAAAATGTAGAAACATTATGTAGCTCATTATCAAGTGAATCAAGTCTTACATCTACATCAGCAAAAGCTATAATGATAATACCCCAAATCCAAAATATACAAAATGATATATCTAAATTTTTATCTAAAAAAGTAAAATCTGTATAGCATGAAGTTAGATTTAGATACAATATTAGATGCAGCAAAATCATTTTTAAGTTCACCTAAAGGTATAGAACTAATTAAAAAGAATTTAGGAGTTGATACCGGAAATGTTGGTGGTGATGATATTGCAAGTGCAAAAAAAGACGCTGATAAAATAAAAAAGATATTACGTTCTATAAGAATAGAAGTATTTACTGTAAAAGGAAGATTATATGATCTTCGTAAAAAAACAAACATACCAGGAATACCAGTATCATCCCCCTTAGTATTATATCCTATAGTACCTGAAAAAGATGAGAATGGTAATGTAGTTTATAAAAAATCATTCTTTGCAACTAATAAAGAAGGTATAGTAGAACAATTAGATGAAAAAAGATGGAATAGACTTCAAGAAAGAAGAAATAATTTTGATAATAGACAAGAACAAAGACAAGAACGACAGAAGGAAAAACTTGAAGAAGGAGAAGAATTAGAAGAAGCAAAATCATTTAGGTGGTCTAATTTTAAAACCACAGAAAGAATATCATACATACAAGACCCAAGTTTACAAAGTATGAGTGATGATGAAAGAAAAAAAGCTAAAGAAATTAAAACCGATGGTGATGGGGAATTTGAAATTAAATTTGGAATACCAGTAATAGGAGACCCAGATTATCCCGTTGTACCTCTAAGACCTATTTTATTATATAACACAGGTGAAGGAGTTGATACTAATTTTACACCTTACTTCCAACAAATGATTAAAGGTGATCATGTAATTAAAGAACAACTCCCTCCTGTAGGAATGTTAAATATTAAAGAGTTATCAAAAGAAGAAAAACAAAAAGTTGTTGATGAAATAAATAAATTAATAGATGAACAGATAGATATATTATTTGAACCTGTTGAACGAACCATTAATGCTGTAAAAAAAGAAGTATTAGGGTTTGCTACTATAGCACAACAAAAATTATTACCACTTGCTATAGGTTTATTAATTAATTTTGGAATAGCTAAATTAGCACAAAAAAATCAAGCTAGGTGTCCTGATAATACAATATTAAAGCAGTGTATTAAAAGAAGAAACTCAATAGTAAGACAATTAAACAACATATATAGTGTTATTATAACTAACTCAGCACTAGCAGTAGCGTTTTTAATTCTAACAAAAAACTTCGCAATAATAGAAAAAGCATTAGATAAATTACCTATTCCTTTACAATTTGCAAGTTATTCCTTAGTAGGTAAACTTCAAGAAATAAAAGAATTATTAATAACTTTTGCCAAGGAGTTTAAAGACATAAAAAAATCCATATTAATATCTTTAATTATACTAGTTATATGCTTATTTATAATATTAAAGTATTTAAAAACTATTGATTTATTAATAGGAGACTGTGCTGATGGAGAACTTGAAATGGAAGAAATTAATTCAGAATTATTAGCATTACAGGCACAACAAGATGCACAAGGTGAAACTCCAGATAATTTTGTAAATGGGTTTGAATTAATAGTAGTAGCGGATACAGAAAATGCTCAAAATTATGGAGAAGGAGATTTATATCAACGTTATGCAGTTGCAAAAGACTCACGAGGAATAGTAATTTTAAAGGGAGAAAAATCGTTTGCTGCAGATGATCAAATACTAATTGACGAACTAGCATTTTATATTAAACAAAATGACTTAAAAGCAAACTAAACCAATATTTATAATAAATTAAATTTTTTGACATGAAATTAAATCAATTAAAAAGCATAGTAAAAACAGCAGTTAAAGAAGCAATCCAAGAAGAGATGAAGGATATTTTACTAGAAGCTATTAAAACACCTAAATCACATACATCTGCCCCGATAGTAGAAAAAGCTATAGAAGCAAAACCATTACCCGAAAATGATAAAATAAAATTAAGAGAAAATATGATGGGGGTTTTAAATGGGATGATGCCTGGAAATAATGGAACTATAAATGCTACATCAGCAGATGTTCCTATGCAAGTAAATGGGCCTGTTGATACTATGTCAGCAAATGGAAGTTTACCTCAAGGTAATGTAAGCATGGATCAAATAATGGGATTAATGAAAAGTAAAGGATAAAAAATGGCATTTGGAGCAATAAATCAATTTCCTAATGACACTAGACCACGAGTTGGTATAGGTGTAGACCTTCCATTAGATGGGGGAGCTGTGTTTATTCCAAATTATACTACGGCACAATCTATAAAAAACAATTTAATAAATTATTTCTTAACTAACCCAGGTGAAAGGCCAGGAAATCCGGCTTTTGGTGGTGGTTTAAGAGAATTTATATTTGAACAAATATCAAATAACACATTAGAATTTTTAAAAGATGATGTTGGAAATAAGATAAAAACTAATTTTCCAAACATAGATCTTCAAGAGCTGTCTTTATTAGAAGACCCGGATTCAAATGAAATATCAGTTCAAATGTATTACTCAGTAGTAAATACTGGTATTGAAGATGAACTAACTTTAACTTTTAACTAATGGCAATTAAAAGAGACATACAATATATTAATAAGGATTTTTCTGAGTATAGAAATCAACTGATTAACTATTCTCAAACATACTTTCCTACTACATACACTGATTTTACTGAAACCTCCCCTGGGATGATGTTTATGGAACAAGCAGCCTATGTAGGGGATGTTTTATCCTTTTATTTAGACAACCAAATACAAGAAAACTTTTTACAATACGCTAGACAACCAAGTAACATATTTGATTTAGCTTATATGTACGGTTATACACCAAAAGTAACAGGTTTAGCTACAACTATAATGGATTTTTACCAACAAGTTCCTTCTAAACTAGTTAATGGTGAAACAGTCCCAGATTTTAGTTATGCTGTATATGTAAATGCAAATACAGTAATTACAAATCAAGGTGGAAGTCAAGCATTTACAATAGAAGAACCAATAGATTTTACAGTATCAAGTTCATTAGATCCAACTACAATAACAGTAGCGCAAGTATCTAATAACTTACCAGTTTATTATTTATTAGCTAAAAGACGAAAAGCATTCTCAGGTAATATAAATACAACAACAGTATCATTTGGTGCCCCACAAGAATTTGCTACAACTGTAATATCAGCTGGTAATATAGCAGGAATATTAGATGTAGTTGACTCAGATGGTAATAAATGGTATCAAGTAGATTATTTAGGGCAAGAACAAGTATTTGATGGTATTAAAAATACTAACACAAATGATCCAAATACATATCTTGACACTGATGCTCCTTATTTACTTCAAACAAAACAAGTACAAAATAGATTTGCTACTAGATTTTTAAATTCAAACTCATTACAATTACAGTTTGGTGCTGGTAGTTCCAACTCAACAACAGAAGACATAGTACCAAACCCATTTAACGTAGGTTTAGGTTTGCCATTTTTACAAAACAAAATGACAACAGCATATTCACCAACCAATTTTATATTTACAAATACTTATGGTGTAGCCCCTTCAAATACGACTCTAACAATTAGATATTATACAGGTGGTGGTGTTGGTTCAAATGTACCTTCTAATACTTTAAATGAATTAAATACATCAACAATAAATTTTATAAATGCTGATTTAAACCCAACAACAGCACAATATATATTTAATACTTTAGCAGCAAATAATGTAATAGCAGCAAGTGGAGGACAAGATGGGGATACAATAGAAGAAATTAGACAAAATAGTATATCAAATTTTTCAACACAATTAAGAAACGTAACTGCAAATGATTATTTAGTAAGAGCATTAAGTATGGATCCTAAATATGGAGTAATATCTAAAGCAATTACACAAAAACCAAATGCTAGTGATGCTAATACAACTTTAGATATATATGTTTTAACATCGGATCTAAACCAAAAATTAACAACAGCATCATTAACATTAAAAAATAATTTAAAATCTTATATAAATGAATATAGGATGATTGGAGATACTATTAGTATTAAAGATGCATTTATTATTAATTTTAATATTGATTTTGAAATAATTACATATCCTAATTTTAATAACAATGAAGTATTACAAAGATGTATTGTAGCATTACAAAATTATTTTAATATAGATAGATGGCAAATTAACCAACCCATTATTACACCAGACTTATTTGTATTATTAGATGCAATTGATGGTGTACAAACAGTTAAACAAATAAACCTTACAAATAAAGCAGGTGTTTCAGCTGGATATTCACAGTGGGCTTATGATATGAATGCTGCCAACCAAAATGGTACAATATTCCCTTCATTAGATCCTAGTATTTTTGAACTTAAATATCCAAATACCGACATTAAAGGTAGGGTAGTAACAATATTTTAATTATGGCAGTATATAAATTATTTCCTGAAAAAGACGCATCAATATACAGTGCATATAGATATATGAATACTGGGCTTGATGCTATCTTAGATGTAAAAAACGAAGTAACAGAATCAAACCCTGTTGCTAGAGTAGCAAGATCGTTAGTTAAATTTAATCAATCAGAAATTGATAATGTGTTAACAACTATTTCAAATGTAACTCAATCAAATTGGAATAACTGGTCAGCTAGTTTAAAAAGTTATGTTGCTAAAGCAACTAATATAACTTTAGATTCAACATTATATGCTTACCCTATATCTGGATCGTGGAATAATGGTACAGGACAATATTTAGATAACATTATAAATGGAACAGGTGTAAGTTGGAAATACTCAGCATATTCAGGTTCAACAGAATGGCCGATAACATCTTTTGGAACTTTAGTTACAGCATCTTGGAGTGGTAGTGACAATACAGGAGGAGCTGTTTGGTTTACAGGTTCAAATGTAGTAGGAGGTGAATATGAAGGAATTACAGATATTACTTCATCTCAAATGTTTACTTTAAGGAGTGACAAAGATTTAGATATGAATGTAACTAATGCTGTAAAAATATGGCATTCAGGTTCAACAGGAAATAATACCGGAAGAACAGATATCCAAAATGAAGGATTTATTATTAAATGGGAAGATAGTATAGAGTTTACAACATCAAGTGCTGTAACACCTCAATTAAGCTATTACTCAGTTGATACAAACACAATATACCCACCACAACTAGAAATAAAATGGAGGGATTTTGCATATAGTACTAGTAGTGGTGCATTTGAAGAAGGAAGAACATTAACAGGTTCATATCCAACAAACGAAATAACAAGTTCAATTTCATGTTCATATACACAATCTTTACCTGCACCTGATTCAAATACAGGAACAGGAATAGGTGCTACTTATGGAGCTACATTTAAAAGTTCATCTATGGTAGATGTATTTGTTAAAGAAATAGGATCA